TGAAGAGATGGAATTCGACAAACTGTTGGATATTGCTCTCGGATTCGATTTTGACGTCGCGTTAGCCACCTACGGTGATGATTCTTTCAAATCCGTTTCGGAAGGATGCGAGTGGTATAATCATACGGCGATCAAGGATGCAATGGCAAAGTTCGGGGTCACAGTCACCATGGCTGATAAGACTTCGGAATCACGTCCGTATATCACTCAGGATGAAGTTTCGTTTTTGAAGCGGAAATTTGTCTTCAACAGTGATTTCGGGAAACATGTAGCGCCACTTGAGCCTATGTCGATTTACAAATCCCTATGCTGGAATCGGTTGTCGAGTGTCGACTCGCCAGCAGAAACATTGGCTTCGTGCGTGATGTCAGCCACTTACGAGTGGGCGTGGCACGGACACCAGAAGTATGATGAAGAGATGAATCGGTTGCATGCGTTGTGCGACAAGTACGACATCAAGTACACGAAAATTCCATTCGAGTTCTTTGTTGAAAAATTTAAGAGCGATTCCGCGGCATTTTACGCCGACATGGAAAAACGTGGAAAGACGTTTGAACAGTCCGCGGTGTGTGACTACATGCCCACATACTATCATCCAGAGATGCGTAGTGTAATTAGGAACGAAGGTCCTTGCACTTTTTATACCACCTCTTGTAGATTTGATGTGTGGGAGCAGTTAGGGTTTGATATTGGAATATTCTGTTCCTTTTGTGTGATTTACACGACCCTGTTCTTCTACCTGATGTTTAAATACAATTCGTCTTGGAGGTCCTTCCAAGTGTTCGTGTTCGACGCGAGTGCTTTCCTCCAGATAGTTGCATACCTCTCCCTCCACTCGGCCAAGTTTAGAGTAATCCATTACCTGGTCTTGTGGAATATGTGGCGCCGCCTGGTGTCACGTCGCCGCTAACGCGGTGGCAAGCCAAAGATGTGCCTACCATTTAGTGATCTTTGCACTCATCCCCCGAGAGTGTAGTCGCACGGTGGTAGATAAGGGACTCCTTATTTAGGGAGCGCGGTGAACCTGCCGCAGGGGGCCTTCTCGGCCGAGAACTCATGGATGTTTGAGTGAACCCCATGTTTTATACAACACTTGCTTCAATTACAGCTAACACAACAGAAACTGCTGACTCAGTCAGCAGATCACACATGGTGGGAGGAGTCAGCTCACTGACCTCCCAAACTGTGTCTTTTCAAGACGCAGACCCAGGCGAGCAAGTCGTTTTTGCCAACGCGCCCAAAGACCAGCAAATGGACCGGAAGGATATCGGATTGCATGGATTCTTGGAGCGCCCGACTCTCATTAAGACGGTCAATTGGACAGAAGCGGCATACACGGAAGACACGTTCGATCCTTGGACGTTGTTTCTCAATAACGCTTACATTAAGAATAAGTTGCAAAATTTCCATTTCTTGCGTGGGAATTTGAAGGTGAAAATCGTGATGAATGCGGCCCCATTTTACTATGGAGCTATGCTGTGTTCTTACAAGCCTACACCAGGTAACACACTTTCAGTGACGACTTCTTCCAAGCGTTTGATAGCACTTTCACAGAGACCACACATTTGGATCTACCCTCAATTGGGTACGGCAGGTGAGGTGACACTCCCTTTCATCTATCCTTATAATTATGTGGATGTGACAAGTGCAACCGCTGTTGCCCAATTGGGCAGTTTGACGTTGACTACATATGCCGAATTGGCTAGTGCAAATGGTGCCACTTCTAACGGAGTGACGCTGCAATTTTATGCCTGGCTAGATAACCCTGAATTGTCTGGACAGACGTACCGCGGCGCTATGCAGGCTGGAGATGACGAGTATGGGAATGGTCCCGTCTCAGCCCCTGCTGCTGCTATTGCAACATTTGCCAAGCATTTCCACGAGATTCCAGTCATAGGACAATTTGCTAAGGCCACTACTATAGGGGCCTCTGCTGTTTCGCACATTGCGAAATTGTTCGGTTGGAGCAACGTACCAGTCATTGAAGATGTCAAACCACTCAAAAATTTGCCTTTCCATGACATTCCTTCTGCGCATATTTCCGAGCCTACTCCAAAGTTTACGCTCGATCCCAAAGCAGAATTGTCAGTTGACCCATCCATTGTTGGTGGACCGTCTGAGGATGAACTTGCTGTCGCCTATTTGGTGCAGCGAGAGTCGTTTTTGACATCTTCCACTTGGGCAACTACGGATCCCATCAATAAGGTCTATTTTTCAGCTCCTGTAGACCCATATTTGATTGACATTAGTAGTGCCACAGCTGGTGGTACTAGGACTATCTATCAAACTCCTATAGCCTGGGTGTCTTCCCTCTTCGCCAATTGGCATGGAGACATCATTTTCAGGTTCAAGATTGTTGCCAGTAAATTCCACCAAGGTCGTTTGAGAATTTCCTGGGATCCAAATACATCTTTTGGAGTCACGACTGATACGTCCAACATCATCACTACCAAGGTTGTCGACATTTCTGAGAACGACGATGTAGAGTTTCGTGTTCCCTATCTGCAAGTGCGACCTTGGTTGGCCATCACCCGGACAGTCACCTACGTTGGTTGGAGTACCTCAACGAAAGCCACCGGCAGCCAGGATTTCCAAAATGGCATCCTTACTGTGCAGTGTTTGACTAATTTATCCGCGCCAGTTGATGTAGCACCAGTTCAGATTTTGGTTTTCGTGCGCGGAGCCGACAATTTAGAGTTTGGCAACCCAATGGAACTCGACGACTTTGCTAAGTGTTCTCACATCACTATGCAGTCGGGTGAAGTTGACTACCCTTCTACTCAAGAGCCTGATCGGTTCCATCTCAACTTCGGTGAACCAGTGCCTTCGTTGCGCTTGTTGTTGCGCCGATCTAATAAAGTTGACGTTGTGCCAATTGGTCGTAAGGTTACTACTTCAGACTTGTCTGGAGTGGTTTACAACTACATGACCAAGTATCCTCCCCCACCTGGTTATGACCCTAACGGGTCTTATACGGCCAAGGGTGTGGAGGTGCCGGCTACAACCTTTCCGTTTTCCTACTCCAATATGACATCTCTTGAGTGGGTAACAGCAGCATTCGTTGGTATGCGCGGCGGAGTGCGCTGGCACTATAACCTCGATACAGATTCTGCAGGAGCTATTTCGAGCGTCGAAGTTCGACGCTTGTCTAACGCTCCAATTACAGGTTCTGGTCTTGGCTATTCGTCCACATATGTCACGGGAGACACTTTTAGTCAAGAGGGGTATAAGTTGAATACTTTAGCGCACGAGCACAATGGAGCTGGTGGTGTCGTTGTCAATAATATGAACACCCAGACTGGTATATCTTTCGAGATGCCACAAATGACTGGGACGCGATTTTATTATACCAATCCGAATCTATGGGCCAATGGCTCGTATACTGACGGTTCGTATTATGACACCTACAAGATGTCACTCGCTGTTCATCCCTCGGCACGATCCAACACCACCTTAATGACAATGCATCGATATTGTTGTGCAGGAACAGACTTTTCGGTCTCCTTCTTTTTAAATGTACCTCCGCTCTACATTAATACTAGCATGGGGACCACACCCGTTTAGAGCTTAATTGCTCGGCCTTAGCGAGGATGATCGCGAACCCAACCGGCATGGTTTAGCCGGATCCATCTCTCATACTACGGTGAGTGAGACGGACAATTTACAAAGATTTGTACTACTTGTCCGTCAGGATAAGTATAGAAACCTCCGCGGCCTTTGAGTCGGGATACCATAGCGTTTCTACTCCCAGGAGTCCCTTAAAAAATCTCCTGGGCAGCGTATGATCTTTCTAATCAAA